GAATGACCTTCGCATCACCAGGATCACAGAGCGAGTCAGTGAAAGTGGCAGACCTTGCCAATCACTTGCTCATCATCACACCTACTGAATACAAGACAGGGATTCAAACTGTCCACGGCATTGCCGAAGCAGTCGAAGTCAATGTCTATGACCTTGATACAAACACGGAATACAATTCTTTGCTTTGGTTCAATGTCGCCCTACGCAATTCGCTAAAGACCAAAATCGGAAGCAAGGTCTTGGCTCGCATAGGCCAAGGCACTGCCAAACCTGGCAAGAGCGCGCCTTGGATTTTGCTCGATGCCACAACAGATGCGCAAGCATTGACAAAGGCAAACGCCTATCTTTCATCAGGGGCTAAGCCTGCGCCGGTGGCAACGCCTGTGGCGGCGGCGGTGCCTGCGGGATTAGAAGGTTTATCACCTGAAGTCGCAGCTCTACTTGCTCAACTAGGAGCAAAGCCTTAAAGACTTTGAATCAGGCGGTTTCCTTCCGTCACCGCCTGATGTCATAGGTTGTCGGTGATACCTTTCCACCGATAACCACCGCAGGGCTTGGGAGCGATGAGATACGGGGTCATTCATCGGCAGGTTCGATTCCTGCCACTGCACTCGATTACGAAGTTAGGGGAGTAATGTCATACGAAATACATCACGGCGATAATCGTGAGGTGTTAAAGAACTTGGCTGATAACAGCATTGATTCTGTCGTCACCGACCCGCCCTATGAGCTTGGCTTTATGGGCAAGAGTTGGGATGCCACAGGTGTTGCCTACTCTGTTGAGTTATGGCAAGAAGTGATGCGGGTGTTAAAGCCTGGCGGTCACTTGCTCGCCTTCTCAGGCTCTCGCACCTATCACCGAATGGCAGTTGCCATTGAGGATGCAGGCTTTGAAATCCGCGATCAGATTATGTGGATTTATGGCAGTGGCTTCCCTAAGTCGCACGATATAAGCAAGGGCATTGATAAGCAGGCAGGAGCAGAGAGAGAAGTTGTGAAAACAGGATTTGCTTATGGGATTTCAGTTGGTCAAGAAGCGCAAGGTTATCGCCCTGCCGATTATGTTTCAAAACAGTTGTCGAATGAAGCAATCACAACAGAGGCGAAGCAATGGCAAGGCTGGGGAACGGCGCTAAAGCCAGCGCACGAGCCCATCGTTGTCGCCCGCAAGCCTCTCATCGGCACTGTCGCCGCCAATGTGCTGACCTATGGCACCGGCGGGTTGAACATTGATGGGAGTCGGGTGGGGAATGAAATAGTTTCAACTCATCACGCGCCCAAAGGAACTTTTGCAGGTGGTGAACCTAATCGCGGTAGCGACACATCTACTTATCAAAATCACACAGGCCGTTGGCCCGCCAATGTCATTCACGATGGCAGTGACGAGGTTGTGGCGTTGTTTCCTGACTCAAAGGGTGGGGCTTTCCCTGCTAAACGCGGTCAAGCGATAAACACTTCTTTTGCTTCGGGCCAAGAAACCGAAGGCGGATTTAGAGCGATGGGCGACAGTGGCAGTGCCGCTCGCTTCTTCTACTGCGCCAAGGCAAGCAAGCGCGATAGGAATGAGGGCCTTGATGGGTTGCCGAGTCAAAGAAGGGCGGGATTACAAGGTGCTGATAATGATAAAGATAATCTTGACCCCGTTAGCGAAAGATGGAGAACGCAACCTTCAGCAAATCATCACCCAACAGTTAAACCAACAGACTTAATGCGCTATCTCTGCCGCCTGGTGACACCGCCTGGCGGCATCGTTCTTGACCCGTTTATGGGTAGCGGGAGCACTGGCAAGGCTGCAATGTATGAAGGCTTTGAGTTTGTTGGAATTGAATTGACCGATGAATACCTGCCAATTGCTAAGGCTCGCATTGAGTTTGCAATTGAAGAGATGAAGGGTCGGTTGCTTTAACTAATGACGGGGGAAAGATGAAAAGACAAATTCTAATAGGCGATGTCATTGAGCAATTAAAGACACTGCCTGATGAGAGTATCCAAACAGTAGTGACCTCGCCACCTTATTGGGGTTTGCGTGATTATGGTTTAGATAAGCAGATAGGACACGAACCTACTCCGCAAGAATATGTGAATTCATTAGTAAAGGTTTTTGATGAGATACATCGAGTCCTTAAATCAACAGGCACAGTATGGCTAAATTTAGGCGATAGTTATGCGAGTGTGCATACCGGCGGACATAAATCAGCAAAAAGTTCGGTGGGTGCAAATCACGATGGAGCGCAAGAAATACGACAGCCAAAAGCATCGCCTAAGTCTTATGGCTTAAAAGATAAAGACCTTGTGGGCATACCTTGGCGAGTGGCGTTTGCGCTACAAGAAAAAGGTTGGTATTTGCGACAAGACATTATTTGGGCAAAGCCAAATGTGATGCCTGAATCTGTTAGGGATAGATGCACTAAAAGTCACGAATATCTTTTTCTTCTTACAAAATCTCAAAAGTATTATTATGACCATATTGCTATCAAAGAGCCTGTTTCAGAAGTATCTTTGAAAAGAGCTTTATCAGGTTGGAAAACAAACAGACCTAGTGCAAAAACTTCACCTCAAGGCATCGATGTTGAAGTAATGGGCAAGCGATTTGTAAATCCTGAAGGTCGAAATAAAAGAGATGTTTGGTTTATTCCGACCGCTTCATACAAGGGCGCTCATTTTGCGGTTATGCCAGAAAAACTGGTTGAGCCTTGTATTTTGGCTGGCAGTCGTGGAGATGATTTAGTCCTTGACCCGTTTATGGGCAGTGGCACTGTCGGTGTTGTTGCCGAACGCCACAATCGTCATTTCGTTGGCATCGAGTTAAATCCTGAATATGTAAAACTTGCTCTTACTCGACTAGATGGCAAGGGGCCAACATTATGGGGATGAAAACAGACATACTCTTAACAGCTTTAGAGTTTGCTAACCAAGGCATTTCAGTTGTGCCGGTGGCAACTGATGGCACCAAGCGCCCTGGCATTGCCTCTTGGAAGCAATATCAAGAAACTAGGCCGACAACGACAGAGTTGATGACTTGGTTTGCAGATGCCCAAGGCGTTGGTGTTATCTGTGGCAAAGTTTCAGGCAACCTTGAGATGTTAGAACTTGAAGGTAGAGCTGTCGCCGACAAGATGCACTTGGACTTGAAAGAGATGGCAGGCAACGCTGGCCTTGGCGAAGTATGGGATCGCATAAACAATGGTTATGTTGAGATGACTCCATCAGGCGGAATCCATTGGCTCTACCGCATAGACGGAGAAGTTCCTGGCAACACAAAACTTGCAAGAAAGCCAGGTGATGAGGATAAAGTCGAAGTTTTAGCCGAAACAAGAGGCGAGGGAGGCTTTGTCATTGTCGCTCCGACCAATGGCACCTGCCACCCGTCAGGCGGAGCGTGGACAATGTTGGTCGGCTCGGCCAAGAGTATTCCGACACTGACAGTCGCCGAGCGCCAAGGATTACACCAACTCTTTGCCACATTTGACTGCGTTCCAAAGGTTGAATTTGTCACCGAGGAACTTGCGCCAAAAGGTGGCAATTTAACTCCTGGAGATGATTACAACGCCAAAGTCACTTGGGAGCAGGTCTTAGAGCCTCTAGGTTGGAAGAAGGTTTATACCAACAAGGCAGGTGTGACGAGTTGGAGGCGACCAGGCAAGTCTGAAGGTATCAGCGCCACAACAAATCACGCAGGCAATGACAAGTTCTTCTGCTTTAGCAGCTCAACACAGTTTGAACCTGAACGCTCTTATTCGAAGTTTGCCATCTTCACACTTGTCGAACATCAAGGAGATTTCACTGCCTCTGCCCGCGCCCTGCGAGGTCAGGGCTATGGCGAGGCACGCAACGAGCTGACAAGTTTAGAAGTTCACTCACCTTCACTCGTTCAACTACACGATGAGGAAGGCAACATCAAAGAGTCCTCTTGGATTCCAAAAGAGATTGGCGAGTCTGAGTTAGAAGAAGAAGAGCCGCCTTCAATGCTTAGACGAGAGGATGGCAACTGTCTGCTTTATGCAGGCAAGATAAATGCCATCTTTGGCGAGTCTGAATCAGGCAAGACTTGGATAGCACTTGAAGCCATAAGACAAGAGCTTGAGAAGAACAACATCGTGTTTTATTTAGACTTTGAAGATTCAGCTCGCTCTATCCTTAATCGGCTCAAGACCTTAAGAGTCAAGTCAGACAAGTTCAAGATGTTTAGATATGCAAACCCTGATGAGCCACTTGGCGAAGGCATTGGCGAGATTATGAGAACTCAGATTATGGCTTATCTGCCCACTCTCATTGTCGTTGATGGGGTCAATGCAGCTATGAACTTACTTGGCCTAGATTTAGAAAAGAATAAAGATGCTACTCACTTCTCACAGAAGGTCTTAAAGCCTCTGAGAATCGGTGGGGCAGGCATCCTGACAATTGACCATGTCACTAAATCAAAGGACAACCGAGGCAATTACGCTATCGGCGCTCAAGCAAAGAGAGCAGATATTGATGGCGCGGCCTTTGCCGTGTCTGTGGCCTTGCCATTTGGCAGGGGCATTGACGGGGCCTTGGACATTACTTGCACAAAGGATCGACCTGGCTTTGTCCGTGCCATCTGCCCTGATGCCAAGACTGTCGGCGTTGCCAACCTAAAGAGCCTTCCCGATGGTGGGATTGCGGTGTCTATCTCAGGAGGGGCAGTTGCCATCTCCAATGCCGACCAAAGGATGGAGCAGGTTTCTAAGTTCCTTGAATCTCACGGATACGAGATGAACTTCAACGATATTAAGAAAAGACTTCGGGATGAGGGTATTGGGATGGGCAGCGATATGGTCAGACTTGCCCTTGACACATTGGTTGCCAGGGGCGCTGTGGCCGTCAGACAACTTGGTCAGAAGAATTTATATGCCCATAAGAACACATTTATTGCCAACGATGTTCAAGTTTGGAGTCCTGATGCAACTGAACCTAACTGAACCTGACCGAACC